AATATTAGGGTCACTTACAGGTATAACGTCTACAGAATTATCAAAATCTTCTTTAAATACACTTTCTGATGCACCTTGTACTTGATACGGGTATTGAGGAGGTAAAAACTCTCCAAAAACTCTTTTTAGAATTTTAAATTCACATCTTTGTGCATAATGTAATCTTTTATGGATTGCGGACATAACTCTTTGTCCTTTTTCCATTAATGCTACTGTTGTTCCTACAGGAGCTTCAGAGTTACCATCACCTGTTGGATTTTCTACTGTAGCCGCAAATCTTTTACCAGAATCTACTAATGCTCCTAATAACGTAGCTAAAGTACCGCTCGGCTCTTTATAAGGTAAAGGAAGGAAGGCATCTTGTAATCTTCCACCTGGAGCGTCGACATCTCTCCATTCTCCTGGTTGTAAGGGGTCATCATGACGTTGAATATTTAATCCACGTGATTTAAACCCTGCTGGAAGGTTAGAAAGCGTACCTGCGTCTATTAATTGACGTAAAATTGCGGTAACTGACTTAGTTAAGCCGCCCATCATGTGAATTAAGCCAAAACCGTAAAAACCGAGTCCTGGAAGGAACTTATAATGAGTAAAATACTCAATTTTCTTCCTCATAGGGTCATTTTCTTTATAATTTTGCCTAATTGACAAAATTTCGTTATTATCTTTACAAATAGTAACGATATACGGCAATGCTAACCCTGTTTCTTCACCATTTTCGTCTAAATCTTGATATCCGTCTAAATCTAGGTCAACATGCATCTCTAATAACGTGAATTCTTCGTCAGAAACAGTTCTAGTAAGTCCTTGAAGCTCATCCATCTTATCTTCTACATCAGACATCTCTGTTTCACTCCCTGGAGGAGCCATATCGGTATCTCTATAAAATCCCGACAGTTGTAATTTACGTAATTCGTTTTCTGTCATATGAATTACGTGAGTAATTCTAGGAGAAGTTAGTAAATCTACCGCGTAATACGGAACAACTAAGTCTTCTGACTTAACAAAACGTGCTGTAGCCCTTCCTAATGAAGGGTCGTAGTAAACTTTTTTAAATGCAGAGCCTGATAACGGTAAATAAAACAATAACTGGTCCATTTCTGGGTCATATTCTTCCATTTTATAAGTTATTTGATAATTCATGAAATTTTTAACACGATTTGCTTTTTCTATTTTAGCATTATCAGTCATTCCTAAAACTTCTGTATCTACAGGTCCTCCTGCAGGTAACATTTCTTTATATGCTTGTGCTTGAAACTGAGTTACAGCTTCTGCGAGTATCGGATGATGAACTCCTGAGGCTCCAACAAAAGGTTGCGACCTAGAATCTGCGTTAATACCTAATAAATCTAACCCTTCGGTGTAAGTAGAAAACCAATCGGAACGTGAGTCTACGTCATCTTCGTAAGAACCTACTAATTCCGTTGCTATTGTGTTTAGTTCTCGCTCATCTAAACTCTCTGCTAAGTTTTCACCAAATTTAGAAGGTTGTTCATCTTCCATTTCGCTGCCCTTAATTATAGAGCCGTCTGGTTGAACAAAAAGTTCTGTTTCTTCTTCAGGCTGTTGCATAATTTCTAGCTCAATCGCCTCTTGAGAATCAGGAACAGCTGCCAACGGTTGTTTTTCAATAGCCATAGTTATACATCATAGTATGATTTGAATTAATAATAAACCCTTTCCCTATGAAACGGTTCTTCTTCTTCAAAATAATCACTTGTTAATTGTAAAAATCCACCTTCCCTAAACCTAGCTAATGCTAAAGTAGTTGCGTCAACTAAGTCATCATTTTCCCCACCAGGAAAATCAGAAACTTCTTCCATAAGTTCTTCACCGAATCTATTATCAGGCACCCAAACTCTTCCATCTTGAAAAATAGGGGATACCGAATTTAGTCTTGCAATTTTATCTTGTCCTTTTCCTGGACTAAATGTATTTACGGGAATTCCTACTCTACGTAATTCTTGTACTAATGGAATACCACTAGCTTTAGCTTCAATAATTACTACGTCAGGGTCCCAATAATCATACATACGTAACGCTTCCGCTTTTAATTCAGGAAAATCGAAACGTTCTTTTATACAATCTATTAAAATTAAATGAGCTTCGTTACCGTGATATATTTCTTCACCTATTTTTCCCTCAGGATAAAAAACTCCCCAAGTTGTTATAGCGGTAAAGTCAGCTCTTTCTGATTTTAAAAACGCTGTATCGTAACTTTGTATTAAATAATCGCATTTAGGTGGTTTATTTTCTTCCCAAATATTAAACCATTCTTTAGGGATAATCGATATACCTTCCCCTGTAGGTCTTTGCATATATTGTGCCGCCCATTTTCCAGGACTAACCGAAGCTTTAATACTTTCTAATTCTTCTAACTTCCAAAAATTTTCCCAAAGAGGAGTACCACTTGGTAATATCGCAGGAAACTCTATAACTTCCCACTGGTCTGCTCCTTCGTTTTGTGCCATTTTCTTAATTAACCGACCCGTTAAATCTTTTTTATTCCAACGGGTCATAACTATAACGATTGCACCTCCAGGCTGTAGCCTTTGACGTGGACCTGCCATAAACCATTCATAAGCTTCTTCCATCGCTTTATCAGACATAGCGTCTTGTTCAGAATGCGGGTCATCAATAATAAACAAATCCGCTCCTCTACCTGCTAATGCACCACCAATACCTGCCGCGTAATATTCGCCGCCTTTATTAGTTAACCATTTACCCGCAGAACGGCTATCTGCTTTTAGTTCTGTTTCAGGAAACAGCTCTTTATATTCTTCACCGTCAATTAAATCCCTAACTTTTCTACCGAAGTTAACTGCAAGGTCAGCGGTGTGGGTTGCTTCTATTATTTTTAATTTAGGGTTTTTACCTAATAAGTATGCAGGGAACAAATGTGATGCAAACTCAGACTTTGTATGTCTAGGAGGCATATTAATAATTAAACGTTTTAATTTACCCGTAGCGATATCATCAAAAGCTTTCGCCATTTTTACGTGATGGTCGCCGTTAATAAATTCTTTCCATATAGATTTAACAAAATCCATAAAGGTGCTTGTGGCTTTTTCTTGAAACTCTCGTTTTTCTAATTCTTCTAATAGAACAGTAAACTCTTTAGCTTCTGCCTTAGTTAAATGTGTTAGGTCTATGTTTTTTAAAGACTTTAACTTGTCTGCGTTAGATGTCATTTATTTCATTTGGTTTCTAGCGAGTTCTCTTATTAAATCGTCTACCATATCAGGGGAAACGTTTTCGAATAGTTTTAAATTATTTGCGGGGTCTAAAGATATATACGTATCGCTTTCACCTTTAAATCCTCTAGGAGGGAATCTTAATGCGTCGTAGCCTTCGTCTTGGAAAATTTTTGTTGTTCCTTTATCAATCGATGATGGAGTTTTATTAGCACTATCTCGTATATTGCCTCTAATTCTTTCTATATCAAAATCTCGTTGATTCGCACCGCCTGTACGGCTTGGTCTACCACCGCGCATTTCTCTATTAGTTAATATTTCATCTATCCTAGATGGCATATTATCTACATCTAAAACTTTATTTAATTGAGGTTGATATATTTCAAAACCTTCTTTACTAAAGTTAGGTAATCTTGTATCTAAAGCATCAGCGGCTAAATACTTTGGTTTATTTGGTAACGAAGCTATTCCTCTTTCACCACGAAACACAAACGGTGTTCCTGCTTCTTCGTTCCTGCGAATTTGTGTAGCTATTTCATCAACAGACATAGGTTTTCTACCTGTTTTCTTTGTAGCGTCTGCTAATTCTTTTATCGGTTGTTTTTTACCAAACGTTGTAGGGTCTTTTACAAACCCTTCATATTGCTCTTTTATTCTTAAATCTTCTGCCTCTGTTTTATTGATTTGGTCTAGTTCTTTTTTAAGAGAATTTCGAACAGTTTCATTGCCTTTTAATATTGGGTCTTCGTCAAAAGTTTTAAGAGTTTGTTGTATTTCTTTTCGTCTAGCTATCATAAAAGGAGTTAAAGCTAGTTTTGCACCCCCTGCTCCCAGATAGTCTAAATAAGATAACGCTTCACCCATAGTATCTCCTTTACGTCTAGCTAGTTCAGTAGATATTCCTGGAATAAACTCGGCTACGCCTGATACAAGATTTTGTATAGGGTCTTCAGTATTTAATGGTTGGTTTATATAATTATAAATTCTATCCATCAATGGTGAGGTTGACGGAGGGATAGGTGATATTGTACCAATGTCTCCTCCGTTCGATAATCCTAAAACACTATCATTGCTACTAAGTAGTTGTAGCAGCATTTTTAATTGTTCTTCATCTAAATTAGCGTCTTCTAGTAACGAATCAAACTCACTACCTTCAGGTAAATCTATAGCTAACGAGGGTCCTGCACGTGTTAGTGGAGGCGTTCCGCTACCTATCGGACTTTTAAGTTCAGGTTTGTCTATTAATTTATCTACGAGAAGAGTAGACCCAACATTAACTAAAAGCTGCATTAACGGATTCATGCCCTAAGTATATGCGAACTAGTATCTATTTACAAAGCAAACGCTGAAAATAAAGTAAAGGAGAAAAGACTATGAGTGGAGTTCTTGGTTCGCGGATTGTTTTTCTTTAGCCTTGCGGTCTTTGAATATTTTATCGAAGTTAGCATTGAACTTTTCGCGGTCCGTGGGTCGTTGTCTACTTCCCTTGCCGCCGTGCCATTGTCTATTCTTTCTCATCATATTCCCTATAGTATTCAACTATAGACAGGATATCTTTAGTATATCTTGTTATTTCAGCCATGTTCATCGATAAGTTTTCATATTGAGGGGTGGTTAACGCATAATACGCAACCGCAGGAGCTTTACCTTCTTGTACTAACTTTAGATATTCTTCCATGATTTCTGGGGTAAGGACTTTCCACTCAACACCAACGGCTTGAATCTCCATGGGCAACGGTGGGTGGTACATAGGTGCAGGTAACGCAACCGTATTCACTTCAACAGATTTAGTCGGCATTAAATCTTGTATAACACCTAAAGTAGAACAGCCTGTTAAAAAGAAGAATGAGCTTAGTAGAACTAAATGGAAGGGTTTATTCATTAGGGGGGGTTTCCTTCTGGACCGAAGTTAGGTCTACTAAGTCATTCATGACTTGTTTACTGCCTTTATTAACAATCTTTTCTATTAATCCTGGTTTATTTAACGCAAGGTTATCTAAATCGTGCTTAGCAAATGTTTGTCTTAATTTA